TTTTTATATTTTTATTTTTTTATTTTTTTATTTTTTTTATTTTTTTATTTTTATGGAAAAATATATTTTTCTCCATGATTTTTTAAATCACAAATATCCATATTAATTTTGCTACATAATTTATTTAATTTGTAATCTTTTTCTTGAATAGATTCATTAAATATACATTTAATTAAAATTTTATCTGTATAATCATTAACGACTAATTCTAATTTATAGTCGTCAAATTTTTTGTTAATTTCATCAATATTATAATAATAATTTTCGTTAATATAATCTATTTCATTTTTGATTTCATCTTTGTTTAAATAGTATATTTTACTATCTACGTGTCTTAAATTTGGGCTTACGAATTGTAATTGAGCTTGTGCTAACATAAATTTATATTATAAATATTTTTTTAAATTGCTTTTTATTAATAAATTATTACCAATTATTACCAATTATTTTCATTATTTTCAATATTTCGTTCAAAAAAATCATAAGGATTTTCTTCATACTCTTTTCCATATTTACTAAATCCTAATAGAAGTGATTCAATGTATTTAGAAAGTCTTGTTTTTTGTTCATCATATACATGTTTATTATTCTCATTATCATAATAACCAACACGTAATAATACTTTATTATCAGTACTCCGGGTTAATAATACACAATCAAATTCAATATTACCAATATTAATAATACAATTATCATCTTGGGTGCTTAATTTTAATTTATCAATTTGAATTAACTTATCATTTTTATCTACTATATTTATAGAAGTTGTTGGATTAAATGCATAAAACTCCCCTTCTTTATTAATAATATGTGTTAATTCTTTGTCAAATGAATAATATATCATATTTTGGTTATTTTCTTCATTCATTTCTTCATTCATCATATTATTCATCTTATGATATTCCACAATGAATTATTTTAACTTCTTTCAATGGTTTATCTTCATTATCCACAGATAATAATTCAATTTTTTTTAATACATCAAATCCTTCCAATAAAATACCAAACACTACATGTTTATCATCTAAATGGGGTGTTTCTTCCAATGTTATGAAAAATTGAGAACCATTTGTATTAGGTCCACTATTAGCCATACTTAATAAACCAGGCTGATTATGTTTTAAATTAAAATTTTCATCCTCAAATTTATCACCATATATACTTTTTCCCCCTGTACCGTTGAAATTTGTAAAATCTCCCCCCTGTATCATAAATTTTTTAATTATTCTGTGAAAAATAGAATCTTTATAACATGGTTCATTTTTTTTATCTAATCCTTTAGCACATAAATATCTAAAATTAGCACATGTCTTGGGTACATCTTCGTCAAATAATTCAAATTTTAATTTACCTATCTCCTCGCCATCTATTGCTATAACAAAATATGGATCACCTGAATTAATATTAAACTTTTTGTCAGGTTCTTTAAATTCTTCATGTATAATATCATTTGTACTATCATCTGTACTATCATTTGTTCCGACATTCTTAATTAATGGTTGTTGTTTTTTAAAATAATAAGTATATATTAAATATACTGCAATTAAAATAACAATAGCAATTAAAATATAAAAATATAAAGACATTTTATATTTAATTTTAAAAAAATAATTTTAAGTTAAAATGTGTGATTTAATCATTTATTAATTAAAACTCCATTTATTACCACAATTTAAACAATTGATATATGTTGTCATTGGTTCATCGGCACATCGTGTTTGTAGTTGAGTATATGAACAATTATGCTCTTTACATCTTCCACATTTATATTCTTGTGTTCTAATACCGGTTGTTATATTATCAAAGAATTTATTAACAGCACTTTGTTTATCAATATATTTTTTCCAATGTGTTTTATTAACTTCTTGGGGTGTTAAAAATGCTATATTATTAATATCGACTTTATTATTCATAACATCGTCATAGAATATTTCATTCTTAATATATGATTTTTTGTCTAAATTATTATATAAACTCATTAATTTATTAACATAAATTCTCTTAAATAAAGTATTTTCAATATTTTGTTCTACGTTCTTTAACTTACATTGGTCTGATGCATAATTATATATTGATTTCTCAATATTTTCACATTTTTCAATGTCTTCTATAATTAAATTTAATTTTTGGATAGCTTTTACAGATGTCATAATATAATTTAAAAAATATATTTTAAGTTTATTCAATTTATATTTATTTTTAAAAAAATTATTTAATTAAATTATTTAATTCAATTATTTAATTCAATTAATATTTATTCAATTAATATTATATCCCAATCTTTGAATTTATCATTGTCTTCTTTTATTAAAACAGTATCATAATAGAAATATTTTTTAGAAATATGTGATACATCTATTTCACTAATTAAATATAATATGTCCAAATCATATATATGTAATTCTATTGATTCTTCAATTATTTTTAAATAATAAGCCATGTTATTAGTATATAAATCTATCCATTTATCATAATATTTATCATTATCTTCGTAAAAATCATGTATTGGATTATATATATATAAGTCTCCAAAATAATTTATTATTTTATTAGTATCATAATTAAAATAAAATATATATTTTTTAGAAATATTTTCTGTTAATTTAATATAAAATATATTTTCTTGGCAAATATTTCTAAAAATTATATTATTTTCGGGGGTATCTTTTATATAATTTATATTAAAATTTTTAATAAAATCCTCTTCATTTAAATAATATATAGAATTATTAGACGTATTATTGGACATATTTTTAATAAAAATAACATTATATAAATTGTAATACAATAATATATTTATTTCAATATATTTTAAATCACAATAAATATATATATTATCAAAATAAAAATAAATTTTACTAAGTGTATGAAATAAGTGTAAAAAATGTTTTAATTCATTTTTAATGGAAATATATATTTCTTTCATATTTATAAATCTATTTAATAATCTATTTATAAATAGATTTATAAAAAAAAATAATTGAGGTTATATATTTATTTTTTCTTCTTCTATTATATAAATGAATTTTAAAATAATAATTCATGCAATAATATTATTATTCATATTACACATAATAATTATAAATATTGACTATGAAATAAATATAGGGAAAAAAATTGAAAAATTTAAAAATAATAATAATGCAAAAATTACAAATTCATCTATAAACTCGTCTAAAAATTCGTCTTTAGATTTTTTATTAGAAAATAAAGAAAAAGACAATGAATTTATTCAAAAAATGAATGAAATAAATAATAATTCTTCTGATAAATCAGAATTTAATAAAAAAAATAAGAGTGATATTTTACCATCAAATAATTATTTAAGTAATGAAAATTCACCAAATTTTGAATCAAATGTAGAAGACACTTCTAAATTCTATATTCAAAATAACTATAACGATTTAAATGAAAAACAACTTCAATCAACTTCATTAGATGACTTGAATAAGCAATCTAATAATATAGCTACAGATATATCTAAAAATATATCTGCAAATATATCTACAAATATATCTACAAATATACAGAAAGTAACGAATACACGAGAATCTAAAGAAAATCCACCTGTATGGGAATATAATAATGAATTCGCAATGAATGGAGGAGATATGAATGGAATAATTGGATTCGATGGTTTAGAATCACAATATGCAAACTTTGGAGCACCACTTACTATGACAAATGATGACAAATCACAATATAATAATATACCACATGATGACTTGCGTAAACCTGTAGTCGTTAATTAAATATTAAATGGTTTATTAACATCTATTTATTTATAAATAATAATTAATAATTATTATTTATAATATTTTTAATAAGAAATTTTGTGAAATTAATCTTCTTTACAACATTTATCACTGGATGAACATTCTTCTTTAGAACATTCTTCTTTAGAACATTCTTCTTTACAACATTTATCTTCTTTAGAACATTCTTCTTTAGAACATTTTTGTGATTCTTTATTTTTCATCCATGGATCTTCTGAATCCATATTATTAATTAAATCTGATTTAATATTATCTTGTTTCATTCCTGATTCTGTATCAGAAATATTCATTTCATTATTTGAAGAAGATTCTTCAGAAATATCTGTAACTTTAACACCAGAATTACTATTTTGTTCATTTGCCTTTTTCATATTATCATAATACTGTTTATCAGATTCATCAACAATTTCTCTCAATTCTTCAATTTTCATTTTATTTTTGATTGAGTCTACTTCAATTGATTCTTTCATTTGTTCATTCTCAGCAGCTAACTTTTCTTTTTTAGCCTTTACATCTTCGCGTGATTTTTTAATTTGGTCTTCTTTTAATTGATCATAAATATTATCACGACTATCAAGATTCTCCTTGTATTTTTTAACTAAATCATTCAACATTTGTTCTTGATATTCTTGTTCAGGAACTTGTTCGCAATCTGGATCCCATGGCAACCATGAACCGACTTGTCCAACAAATACATTGAAAGAAGGGTCCTTTCTTCTTAGAACTTGTGCTCTTAAATTTGCCTCTTTATGTGTGTCATATGTACCTCTAATCTTTAGTCCTCGAATAGTTGTTCTAAAATCATTCTTTTCATAAAATTCTGCTTCTAATTTTTCATTTCTTGAATATTTCCAATCTTCGTAAAAAGCATTAACTGTTTCATAATCTACTTTAACATCTTGATTCATCATTTTTTCTTTCATTTCTGTTGTATGTTTATCTTCTCCATTAAACATATGTTCAAGAAATTTAGTATTAAAAAATACTTCTTTATCTTGCAAAACTTTGTTTGGTGAAACAAATGACAAACAAACAAAATTTTGTCCAGGGATTTTAGGGTCAACTTCTAAAAAGTCTTCGTTAATATCTTCATTAATAATTTTTTCTTCTTGTGAAAAAGCACTCATATATTAATTTATAATTAAAATATCTTTAAGTTACTTTATTTATAAAAAAAATATCAATATAAATTATAATGGATTCAATTGATTTTACAGAAATATTAACAAGATTTTTAAAATACTTATTTGAAGGTTTAGCCGTAGGAATAGCCTGTTATTTCTCAAATTTAAAAGCCGATCAAATTATAGCAATTTCAATAACTGCAGCAGTAACATTTGCCATATTAGACATGTACTCACCTAAAATATCAGAAGCTGCACGAATGGGTACAGGTATTGGAATAGGTTCTCAATTTGCCGGAATTAGAATGATTGGAATGTAAAATGTTAATTTAATTAAATTTAATTAAATTTAATTAACATTTTAATTTTGATTTAGAATATTTTTTAGTCATAAACAAATTAAATAATGTAATTTAATTTCTTAATAATTAATAGATGTCATATTCATTTAATGAAATAGAAGATTCTTTAAGAAAAAAGGATGTAAAAGATATATCAACAGAAAAGTTAATATATTATTTACATTCTACATCTAAGAATGATCAATTAAAGATATATGATAAAAAAAAAATAGAGGATTTATTTTATAAGATAAACTATAGTTATTTCTTTGAAAATATATTTACAAATAAAGGGAATTATACAACTATTTCAATATATATAATTGGTTTATTAATACCATTTTATATAAATTATCCTAAATTCTATAATTTAAATGGTATTGGTTTTTTCATTGGATTGATATCATTTATGTTATTGTATAAACAAATTGATTCATTATATGGGGGATTCTTTCCAATTGCATCTAAATTATTTATTATTATAAGTATATTATTTTATTTACTATTTTTTATATTATTTAATAAATTAAACCATATATCATTATTTTTTATTAGTGCTGTTGTTAGTTTTTGTTTGATTAATTATATATATAAATTAGTTTTAACTATTCCAACAAAAACAAATAAATATAATAAATTAAATGTAAAATATATAGATAGTCAAAAACATACAGAATATAATGATTTAATTGAAATTACATGTAATGAAATTATTAAAAGATTTGGTTTAAAATTACCAAGTGGTAAAATGATGTATTCATATTTAACAATATTTGAAATAGGAGAAAATAATGAAAAAATACCTGATTTTTTGACAAATTTATTTGCACCAATTATTACATTATTTTATAATTACTTTTTAGGAAGTTTCTTGGAATCAATTACTAATAATACATACCATGGAAAAAAATCAAATGTAATATCGATAATTGGTGGAAGTGAACAAAGTAAAAAATATATATCATGTCAAGCTAATTATGTATTACCAATTGAATTTAATTTTAATTCATTCTTACATGAATTCTATATAGAAGAAAGATTTGATGATGATACATACCGCCTTTTTATAAAAGCAATAAAACGAATCAATCATGAATTATTATCCAAATATGAACCTAAATTTGTAAAATTAGAAGATTTAACTGATGAACAATTAGTTGAACATATGAAAAATTCATCAAAAGATAAAAATCATATTTTAGTTCAAATACAAAATTTTTTTAAAGATAAAGGTATTACAAATTTTAATAATAAGATTGATATTACAAATTATACATCCAGTATTAAAACTTTTATTGAGGATTCTTCAACTTCTGACAAAGATAAGAATAATGCTATTGAATTATTAAATAAAATGAATCAAACATTAGAAATTAAAACAAATATAACTGGTAAAGAAAATAGTTTTACAAATAATAATTTTACAAATGATTTTGCAGATAATTCGAAATTAGCAATTGAATCTTTATTAAATAATGAAAGCATTGATAAGAAAAATCATAAATTATTAAAAGAATTATGTGAAAATTATGTAGGATATTTTAGAAAAAATATTAAAGAAGATAAACTTGAAGGTTATAATTATAATTTATGGACATATTCAATGTTTAGTAAAGAAACAAGAGACAGTGCAAATAATTGGTTTTATATTATAATCAAAATAATATCAGTTTATATTTTATTCGGAAGACCACTTACAAGTCCATGGATGTTATCAATATTTGTATTAATACCATATATCCAATATGAACAATATTTTAAATATTTTACAGAAGGAAGTAGTATTATGAAATATTTATCACTTGGTATGGATACTGAATGTTTTACTGATGAATATGATAATAATATAAACAATAATACAATTTATAATAAAGGTACTAAAATGATTAGCAAGATTCTCATATATTTAATAATATGCTTACCATTTTTACAATTTTTTAATAACACTTTTTATGGTTTAACATTTTATCCATTATATACAAATGTAATTTATCAAGGAGTATTTATATTAAATTTAATAGGAAATGTGTATTGTGAAACATTAGAATGGGAACCAATGACATTTAATATAATATATTGGGCTGTATTTTTTATTATAAAAATTATATTATATTTTGTCTTTAATAAAAAAAAATCTTAAAAAATTTAATATTTAGTATTATTAGAAATGTCTAGTAACAAGATAGATAATGATTTTGTAAGTGGTCTTCCTAAACTACCTAAGATTGGATATTTTGATATAAAAAAAACAAATACAGTGAACTCAGCATCTACATTAAAACAGGTATTAACAGATAACTGTAGTAATATTGGAGATATTTTAACAGATAAAACAAAAGATACATATTATAATGAAACAATTACAGGTAAAATTGGTAAAGATGAGTGTGATGCGTCAACTGTATCTTCTAATAAATCTGATAAAATAAAAAAAGATGTAGATACTGCTTGTAATGGTGATAAAGAAAAAATTGTAAATCATATTAAATATTTATTGTGTCAATTAGCATCATCACGAAATGTAACATATGATTCATCAGAATTTGATATATTAAATAATTCAATAAATGTAAAGGAAATATTCGACAAATTTTCGAGTATAAGACCTGTAATGATGTGCGTATTTGCTCTAAGTATATATTTTTTAATACAAGGATTTTTTTCATCGTTTGATGTTTCTGCGAATATGATAAATTTAATAGAAAAAAATTCAAGTAAAACTATGACATATTATATATCATTAGGATTGGGTATAGCATTACCAGTACTAATGTTATCAATATTTTTTGCAAAAAGTGTCTGTGGAAATTTAGAAAGTATAGAAAAATATAATATTACAGATGATATTAATGGTATAAAAGAAGATGTTCCATCAGGACTTAAAGGGTTAGATACGAGTGTATTATTTTTATTTATATTTTTAATTTATGGTTTTATATTTGTATTATTTAGTATATCAAAAGAATCATTGGGATCATCTTTATATATAACAATAATAGGATTAGTATTATCAGTAATATCAATATTTTTGTATTTATTTTATACATATATTCCATTTTTTGCAACTGCGAATCTTAAGAATGTTGGAAAAGATAAATTAAATGTGAAATTATACGTAGATAAACAAGATGAAGTAAGTGGAATAACATCTAATCAATCACAAATACAAAATTTACAAAGTGTTTTTGGTAAAACATCACTATATATTTTTGTATTTTTCTTGATATATATAATTGGTTCAACAAAAATAAAAGAAAGTAGTGGATATGTTAAAGATATATTCAGTGGATTATTTGGTGCTTCAGCAATATTAATAATACCAATAATATGGGTATTAAATTTTATATTAGCAACTAAATATTTTTATATATATCCAATTGTATTATTGGGTTTTAGATTCTTAAGATATTTGGGTATGGCAATATTATATGGTCAATATTCATCCGCCCAAGAATATGGATACGATGGTGTATTAGCAGGTGATTATTTTTCAGATGATTTAAAAGAAGAATTAGACGATTTTAGTAATTATAGCCCATCTTATAATTTAGTTGGTATGGATATAATTAAAACATTAATGAATATATTTGGATATGAAAATATATTTTCGAAAGATTATGTAAATAATGGTAATCATAATTTATCATCAAATAAATATGTTATATCAGGATTATTTTCATATTTAGGACAAGATAAGAATTCTAATAATGATAATTCTAAAAATAAATTATATATACAAGGATTTATCTTTTTATTAACATTAATTATTTCATCAATTCTACTATTTAGTATTTACAAAGTATAAATGTTTTTAAAATCCTCTACAATTAGAACCAAAAATATCTAATTTAGGCGTGTAATTATCATTACAACAACCGAATCTTCTATTTATGCATGATACAAATTGTTTATTGTTATCATTCATCTTACTGCTAAATAAGAATATAGAAAATATAAATAGTAAAATAATAATAAGTAATAAAATGTATTCCATTATAAATATATTCAATATAAAATATTTATAAAGTAAAAAAAAAATAGTGGTTTTAAATATATGGACAATTATATATTATTTACTATCCTAATATTATTAATTATATCTTCATTTTGTTATTTAAGAATGTATGAAGATATTGAACAATTTGAGACATATTCATATGCCCCATTTAATTATATTACTACTGGAGCACAACCATTAAATTTTTATAATTTACCAGCTTATAGAAAACCTTATAGATATCCTTTTCAATATTATAGTAGCTATCCTACACCACATCGTACATATATCTAAATAATACTCAAATTGATTTTATGAAATGCCATCCTAATATTTCACATATTTTTTTCCAAGTCATATCTGTTTGATGTAATTTTTCTCTATCTTTTAATAAAGGAAAATATACTTTATACTCATCTAATGATAATAATTCTACGAATTTATGTAAAATATAAGAATAGTTTAAGAAATTCTTACGCCATTTAGGACATACTTCCATAAATGGTCCTTGTATTTCTTTAAACATTAATCTTAATTTTTCTTCTAAATCTTTACTCATAGAAGGAGGTGAAATTCCATTAATTTGATATAATATATGTGCTGAATGGTCATAAAATTTATTTAATTTATTTTTTTTTAAATAAACTCTTATTTTTTTTGTATCTAATTTACTTAAGTCTTGGACCCTTTCCTTTTTTATTTCTGCAATAATTTTATCATAAACTTCTTGTGGTATTTCTGTTGATTCTTTCGCCTGAAACTGTGCTAACCATTCATTGAAATGGTTAATACGCTTATAACTAAAATAACACACTTCTAATGGTGGGTCTTTAAATGAAGGTTTGTCACTTTCAATTAAAATAAATTCCTGAGTACCACAATTAGTACAAATTTGAATACCATCACTTGGATATAATGTCATTTCATTTCCACATGAACATTTAAATAATTTTGTATCAATCATTATATTACTAATATAAGATGGATCTATCTTTTTTAAATAATCATCTAAATAATTTTTTTTTTTGAAATTAGATTCTTCAGTAATAAAATCACTTATTTTCATTGAAGTATAATTATAATTATTTGAATCTATTATATCTGTTTCAGTATTTGATTCAACCGTATCACTATTTGATTCAATTGTGTCATTCTTTGATTCACTAATTATTTCATTGTTTGATTCAATTGTTTCATTAATTTCTCTTTTATTAAAAAAATCAATAACAGAATACTGAGATTTTTTATTTTTATTTGATTTTTTATCTTCTTCATAATTTAATAAATTTTCTTCAAAATTTTCAATATCATTATTTGTTTTAAGATTGTCTATGTTATTATAATAATCATGCAATAAATTTCCAACTTCTAAATAATAATTATTTAAATCTTTATTATTTATTATTTTATTGATTTTATTTTTTAATTTATAGATATTATCTTTTTTTATACTTCTTTCAATAATATATTCTGAACTGTTTTTTAAAGAGTTATTTTTAGATTTTTTATATTCTTCTATTAATTGTTCTAATTCTATTTTTAATTTTGGTACAGTAATTTTATCTTTATTAAAAGTATTAATCATTTCATTGTGTTTGGCATCAATTGTTATATTTTCAAAATTTAAATTTGTTTTTTTAGATTTTTGTTTTAGCTTTGAAGAAACCATATCTTTATTCTTTATAATAAAAAAAACTTTAAGTATTTAATAAAAATAAGTATAACTTATAATATATTTTTATTCTATTTTTGTAAATATGGACGAAGATAATAGAAATTTATTGAATTCAAATTCAAATATTAATTATAATATTATACAACAAATGGTTTTTTTATATAATGCTTTGAATGATGGTTGGACAATTAAGAAACTAAACAATAAAAAGTATGAATTTGTTAAAAATAAAGATAATTTAATTAAAAAAGAAATTGATATTGAAGAATTTATGAAAAATAATTTAAATATAGAAAATTTGAAGAAATAAATTATTTATATAGAAATTTTGAAAAAAATAAATTATTTATATAGAAATTTTAAACAGATAAAATTTTATTAATTTTTATTATTGCAATTTAATATAAAGAATTTAATATAAAGAATTTAATATAAAGAATTTAATATAAAGAATTTAATATAAAGAATTTATTTTTTTATATAATTTATTTTTTTATATAATTTATTTTTAATGTATATTTTACATCAAAAATAGAGTCTTTCACAATCATATGAACCATAGTAAAATAAAATTTAATTAAATTAATTAAATTTTATTTTACGTTTTTCTCCAAAATTTTTTTCTTACTATAGATTATAAAATGACTGGCGGTCTTATGCAACTCGTAGCTTACGGAGCTCAAGATGTTTATCTTACAGGTAATCCTCAAATCACTTTCTTCAAAGTAGTATATCGTAGACATACTAACTTTTCTATGGAAGCAATCGAACAAACTTTCAACGGTACTGCTGATTTTGGTAAAAAAGTCACATGCACAGTATCCAGAAATGGTGATCTAATTCATAGAATCTATTTACAAGTTACTCTTCCTAGAGTCGAAGCAACTGTCTCTTCTGCTTTCTTCAGATGGGTAAATTTCATCGGACATTTCGTTATCAAATCTGTCGAAATCCAAATTGGTGGTCAAAGAATTGATAAACAATATGGTGACTGGCTTACTATCTGGAATGAACTTACCATCCCTGCTGGTCTTAAACCTGGTTATGATAATATGGTTGGTAACACCGTTGCTCTTACTGGAACTGGTCTTCAAAGAACTGAAGCAACCACTTTATACGTTCCTTTCCAATTCTGGTTCTGCAGAAACCCTGGACTTTCTCTTCCTCTTATTGCTCTTCAATATCACGAAGTTAAAATTGAACTTGAGTTCAGACCTAAATCTGAATGTTACGTATCCACTGGTGGATCTCTTAACAGTTGTGGTATCTCCTCTAATGGTAGTTTAGATGCTTTCTGTGTTCCTTCCCTTGAATATGCTTCTCTATTCATCGATTATATCTACCTTGATACTGATGAACGTAGACGTTTTGCTCAAACCTCTCACGAGTACTTGATCGAGCAACTCCAATTTACTGGTGATGAGAGTACTGTAAACACAAATGTTAAGGTAAAACTTAACTTAAATCATCCTGTTAAAGAACTTATCTGGGTATGCCAAAGAGACGATGTTGTCAAACTTGGTTATAACCAATGGAACAATTATACTGATGATTTTGATGCTGACTCTGGTTACTACGCTCTTAACAGTCAAGGACTTCCTGATGCTTCTCAACTTGTATTCACAAATGTTGAAGATGGTACTAATGTATTCCCATTCGTTGGAACTAACACTCTTGACCAAGAATACATTAACTACTTACAACAAGCTGGTCTTAACACAGGAACTACTGGTATTAACACCCTGGGTCAAACCACTTCTC